TTTTTTTTTATTTTGAGTTTACCAGTAAACTGAAACAAGGGAACGGGGAATGGAAATTAGATCGAAAAACAAGGGTTCCTTGTTTATTGTAACGGTGAACAAGGAAGTCGTAGGCACCATTGAGCTTAACGCTGATGGTGCTTTTGTTGTTGCTGATAAACGCAACAAGGAAAACCCGCCCCCTTTTCAACGATGGGACGACGCCGTTGCTCACTTTAAAGCATTTAATTGGCGCAGTCTTGGGCATAGCAGTTTGATTTCGCCACAGTCCCGATCTATTAATAAGATCACGGGGCGCAAGCAACGGTGGTCGCTTAGTTAATGGGATCGTTTTACTAGTAAAAACAAGGAAGGAAAAGATGTTTAACTTTACAGAGATCGAGAAACTCTCGCGGGATTTTAACGAGGAGGAAGAAGGCTTTTGGCCTAAGTATCTCAGCTATGTCAAGGAAGCGGTCTATGACTGGCGGGCTGCTGACGGCGGTCTTACCAATGCCGCGTGCGATACGATTAGTGCGGCGGCGTGGTACTGCCGCAATAAAGCGGAACCGAAGTATGAAGATTACTTCGATGAAGATTTCGGAATCCAGC